TGGGTCTGCTGGCTGAATAGAGCGTCGTACCATTGATCTGGGTACTTAGAATGAGGAATAAATTTCCTGAAAGCATTTCGGTCAATCACGATACATCCTCTCTATCAGTATCTCTCGCCTTAACTCTTTCATCTTCCTAATCTCGATGATGGCGGCTTGATGAGCGTAGTACATATCGTAGTACATGAAAGCCAGAATAGGCATTACGATAAAGAAAGTTAATAACACCGCCATGACAGTAATCAATAAACTCCAAGGGATGTTTTCATCATCGCGCTTCTTGTCGTCAGCCACATTAGACCCACCGCCCATAGAACTACGAAAACTACTGCTGAAACCCACGCCACTTTTGACTTGATTTCCGCTATCCTTTTTCTTCGTCGCCATGATGCTATCTGAGCTAGCCTAAGTTCTTCTGCGTGAGCTTCTTCTTGCTCTTTGACGATACGCTGCCACATCTCCTCGAACTTGCTCCACAATGCTCCTAACTCTGGTGGAGCCTTGTAAACCATCGTTTCGCGTATCTCAGCTAACATCGCATCAAGCCGAGAAGTAATCAATATCCGCTTTAATGCTCTCCTACCTATCGATTCTTCACCCTTATAGACCTGTTTGGCTTCTAACTGCTCCTTGAGGAATAGCTTACTGATAGAGTCATAAGCATCCATCAATGCGCCTAGTTGGTTGCCGATGTCCGTAAACACATCGTTAGGGTCAGCCTTGGCTATCTCCTGAACCCTCTGGACTTCAGCGACGTATTGCGCTTTCTGAGCCGGGGTTGGATTCCCACCTGTTACCTTGTCATACTGAACCTTCAGATCGTCTAATACGTCCTTGACTTCCCCGGCTGCGTTCTTAATATCCTTGTAAAGTTTGCAACCGGCTTTAACGGCACTGACCGCAGCATTAGCAGCAGCAAGTAGCGTTAGCGGATCGATTTATTCCTCTGGATCAGACTTCTGATTCTTCTTAGCAATCTGTAAATGCTGATGCTTAAACCAAGTACCAATTAACAAGCCTATAACACCGATTGCTAGACCACCAAGCGCAGCGAATTCATTAGCTGTAAGACCAAAAAAAACGGCAGTCGCAGAACCGCCGTAAGTCGCCGCAGTAGATGCTTTACCTATGTCAACCATTTCTAGCCTCTAACTGTTCAATACGCTGGCTCATCTCTTTTACCGCATTAATCAGAGCAAACGTGAGTTCTGAAGTATCTACAATCTTAAACCCATTGTTGTCAGTTTTTACACAATTAGCAAATGCAGTACCTTCCAACTCCTGAGCAATAACCCCAACAAACTGCTGTGATGGGCTATCAGACTTCATGAACTCAGCGGTAAAACGGTAGTTCTTAGGCTCAACCTGCTTTAGTTCCGCTAGACCTTTATTGTAGGCACTAATGTCCTGCTTGTAACGTGAGTCTGAGTAGCTATTAAATGAGCCACCGCCGACTTTTTGAACGTCTGACAGGTCGAAACCAGCCGATGTCGCACCCACAAACAGGCGCATATTGCCAGCGATACGAATCTGAGCCTCAGCACCAGTCCAGAATAAAGAGCTAGTTGTCGTAAAGTTATAACCGCCAACAGATAGCGGAGCAGTATCAAATGTCTTAGTTCCTGCGAAATTTTGACTGCCAGTATTAACAATGCCAGAAACAGTCGATGAAGCTACAGGCAATGCCGACGATGACCAAGAGCTACCGTTAGAAGTTAATACATGACCGCTAGAGCTAGGAGCTACTGACGATACAGCAGACGTACCGTTACCCACCAATACCGCACCTGTGGACAGTGAAGCTACACCAGTACCCCCAGCAGCCACGTTTAATGTGCCATTAAGTGATATAGAACCAGATGACGTTACAGGAGAGCCAGCAACCGTAATACCTGATAGATTAGATGTTATACCTACGCTAGTAACCGTACCTGTTCCCGGAGTAACAGTACCCCAAGCAACGCTAACACCGTCAGTCGTTAGGTATTTACCTGAGTTACTTGTCTGAGAAGGCATCAGAGCGTTAATCGCTGTAGGTGCTGTGGTGTTTCCAGTACCACCCTGAGCTATCGGCAAAGCGTTCGTTAGGGTTACAGTGCCACTAACAGACAAGTTACCGCCAACAGTAAAGTTATCTCCATCAGACCCTGCTTGCTGGTCTTTTAGCTGAGACATCAACTCACGAATCGCGTTATTGATGTTTGATGGCGCACAACCTTCAGCAATGTTAATCCCACCAATGTCAGTGTTATTAGCCGCTGTTGCGCTGTATTCGCTAATCTTGTTCTTTGCCATGATTTATTCCCTTGTCTCTAACATTCCGTAATCAGTTAATAATTGAGCAGTTCCAGCCCATCTCTTAGCCGATGTAGGAGACATTTTCTGCAATTCTTTAAGTCTGTTTATACCATCTGGACTCGTTATGATCTTAGCAATTTGTTCAGCATTTACAGCAGCATCTTTACGGATAGCCCAATCAGCAAGGGCTTTAGCAGGTTGGTCTACCTTAATTCCACCGACAGCCCTAGCAACACCAGTTGTAATGCTTGTAATCGGAGGATTCTTGAACATTTCCTCAGTCACTAGCTGGTTAAATGCCGTATCTGAACCTAGTTTCTTAGCCCTTCCAGCAGCCTCTAAAACCTCAGCTAAATCACGCAATGCCTTGAATTGATCTGGTGACAATGCGGCTTGCATAGCCTTCATCTGCTTAGGATCGCCGATAATGATGTTTTGCCAAGTATTACCAGTATCTAACTTTATACCTTGCTGAGTCTTTGCTGGCTTCTTAGCTAGTGTCCATTGCTCCTCTAGGAAAGCCCTCGTTACAGCGTTCCATGCTTCCTCGCCACCACCAGCAACAATCTGCTGTTTAGCGTAACGGATCGTTCCCGGACTTGGGTTAGCAAAGATTCTATTAGCAAAGTTCTTCAGATTGTCAGGAGACATCTGCATCAATGAAACGCCTGTAATACGCTCATTGAACTCATTAAGCGGCTGAGAAAACCGTTCAAATGCCCTGTTAGCAGCAATGTAATCAGGGTTATCCTTGCCCATCTGCTCTAGCAAGTTGTTCTTAATTGCTGTTAGCTTTGCCTGAACCGTCTTATCTAAAGAGCTAAACGCATCTTCCTTGAACATCGCGTCAATCTCAAACTTTGAGTTTTGCAAATTAGGAAGACGATCTTCTGGAACAAATGTCTTTAAGGCATTGCCTTCTGCATCAATTTCTGGCTTTTGCAGCAAATCTTTTATTTTTCTCAAATAACCAGCAGCCCGACCAGTAGGAGGCTGCGTCTTTAGCATATTGTCAATCTGGTTCAAAACAGGAGCGGTATTAACAGGAACAGATAATTCAAATGCTTTCTCATAAATAGGGGTAACGGCTGCATCTCTGTCAGCGATTAGTTTCTGTTTTTGTTGCTCTAACGCAGCCACTCCTCGATTACCAGCAACAGCAGCATCTTCTACCTGAGAAATAGTTGACAGATAGTCATCCACTGCACTCTGTACCTTAGCTTCTCTTTCTTTATAGAACTGCTGCATTACTTTAGAGGATTCAGCAACATTCCCCATAACCTTCTGCTGACCTAACAAAGACGATAGGTTAGTCAACTCAGCAGGAGTTAATGGGATTCCATACTGACCTGATTTAGCCCTTAGTGAAGCCACTAACTGAGGGTCAACCTGAGCAATGTCCCTAGCTAATCGACGCTCTTGGAAGCCCTTACGGACAGCAGGAGCCAACTCAGCAGTAGCGGATAACAGACCAGATAAACCTACTTGAAACGGATCAACCTCTTGACCAGCTATGCTTTGTGCAAGTTTCTGCCGTAAATAGTTTGTTCCAGCAGCAACAGTGCCGACACCAGTAGCCGCCGCAGCAGTACCCATTGGACTTGTTATCGCTAACGGAGCCAAAGCAATACCTGCCCCAACGTCAGGAACCATCTCCATTACGTCAGGAGCATAGTACGCAGCCGTAGCACCTAAGCCTGATACCTCTTTGTAAAACTTCCCATCATCAGCCTGATACGCAATGTCACCATCAATAATCCGGTATCTGCTAGGAGAAATCCCACGTTGTGATGCAAAGTAATTAACCGCTGCTTTTTTATCTGTAGGGATACCACCCATAAAAGCAGTTAACGCACCAGCACCTCTTGATGGCTCAGAAATAGCTTTAGGCTGAGGCTCTATTGGAGCAAACTGACCTGATCCGACTTGTCTACCAGATATAGCTTTTGGCTCCGGTACGGAACCCTGCATATTTCTTTGAATGGCAATAGATATTTCCTGATCCGACATAGAGTCAGGAAACTCTACTTTCCCCATGCCCGGAACTTCAATAACCTTTGCCATTATTCAATCCTTCCAGTAGCAGGGTTATATTTTTTTACTGGTGCAGTAGGTGCTTCAATATTGTAATATTTTGAGTATTTCCTACCAACAGGGTCTTGACTCATTACTTCGTAATTCTGCTGATGAGAAGCTATTTTTTGTTGGGCAACAGTTTCAAGCGCACCTAACAATGCCTGAACCTCAGTAGCCGTAAAGTCACGCAAATTACCACCAGCAGCCCTAGCAATCAAAGACCGTTCATTTTCAGTAATTGCACCCTGACCCTTCATAGCTTCAGCAGCACTTAATTCTAATGATGCAAGTTTCTGCATAGCTATAGCAGTACGTTGCAATTTCTCTTGCCTGTCCTTCCCAGTAACACCTAATGCTGTTGCAAACTGATCGATAGCTCTAGGCGCACCAGCAAAAACACCTTCATATACACCAGCACTAAGGATCGGTTTTAATGTGTTTATTGCCTTGAGTGTATTAACGGCAGATTTTGCTTGCTGGAAAGATGCTCTCGTATCTTCAACGACACCTTTAGCAAATTCCTTTTCCATCTCTCTCGTACCCATATCAATAACGGTACGACCAGCCAATCTTTTCTGGATTTCTCTGTTATACAACTCTTGATCCAAACGACCAATTTCTTCAGCAGAAAGCTCCCTGATGCTTTTATTCGGGAACAATTTAGCCGCTACACGACGATCTTCATTCGTATAATCTTTTTCCCTCGTAACAAACTCAGTAGCTCGTTTGTTAATATCTTGCAATCCTTGTCTTAAATCACTTCCTGAAATACCACCAGTCATTGCAAGTTGCTCTAAACCTTCTACCTCCTGCTTAAACTGAGCAGGAACATTCGCTTTGAGTCCAGCAAAATCAAATTCTTGAGTGGATCGTCTTGCAATTTGCTTATCAAGAGTTTCAATCTGCTGTAGATTGTTGGCAATGATGTCTCTTGCTGTTTTTGTTGGCAGATTTGAAAGCCGATTATTTTGAGCCAATAATTCTTGTTTTCTTGCGTCTAATGGATCAAGTTTAAGTGGAGGTGCTGTTACTGTAAGCCCCGGCAAAACATTTTCGTTAGGAGCCGCTTCAGGCATTGGCATTTCTGGTGCAGCCATAGCAGCAGCAGGAGTTGGAGCAATAGGAGCAGCACTAGGCGCAGCGCCAGTCAATGCTTGCTGCAACGGAGCCATCTCAGCAAAATATTTGATAGCCTCAGCAGGATTAGCCCGAATGTACGCTTGCATCATCGGGTCGTTAGCTACTCTTGGGTCTTTGAGTAACTGATTGATCGCGTCAATCTGCGCTCTGGACTGCTGTAACTTCTGGACTTCTGCCA